GAACCAGAACCCGAGCCAGAACCAGAACCCGAACCAGAACCCGAGCCAGAACCCGAACCAGAACCAGAACCCGAACCAGAACCCGAACCAGAACCTGAGCCAGAACCTGAGCCCGAACCCGAACCCGAACCCGAACCTGAGCCAGAACCTGAGCCCGAACCTGAGCCAGAGCCAGAGCCAGAACCAGAGCCGGAACCAGAGCCCGAACCCGAACCCGAACCCGAACCCGAACCAGAACCTGAGCCAGAACCAGAACCAGAAGCAGAACCCGAACCCGAGCCCGAACCAGAACCAGAGCCCGAACCCGAACCAGAAACAGAAGTGGAGCCCGAACCCGAACCAGAGCCCGAACCAGAGCCAGAGCCCGAACCAGAACCAGAAACAGAACCCGAACCAGAGCCCGAACCCGAGCCCGAACCAGAACCAGAAGACATGAGTCCACCACACATAACTACGTCAAATCCCAATGTATCCGGACAAATATTATTAAAAACAATATTAACGGCAGACGACTACTCAATAACAATTGACGACAATGTATTAATTTATATTCCAGATACAAATCTTGAAATAATAGCAAAACCAATACTCATAACAAATAAAAATCAGAATCATCAACAATTAGAAACAAATGCTTCAATAACACTAAATCCAGGAAATTACACAATATCAATACAAGAAGCCGCATTAATAGATGCAACAGACAATGTTTCAACGCAAATAATCAACCATGCTTTTACAGTAAACTATCCAACTATACAATTTAGTCCATCAAATCCTAACTTTACAATAAATAATCAATCTTTAACTCATATTATAGATATATCGCAAGCAATACCCTTTGCTCCATTTGATATAGACGATTTAATAATAACATGTTCTAGCACATATCAATATTTAGAATCAATAAATTATATAGGAAATGGTAATTTAGAATTAAAATTCACACAAGAAATAGAAAATATATCATATTTAGATTTTGACTTCATATATGTCCCCATCAACATTAGTTTTGAAAACAAATCATCACCGACAAATAATACAACGCTCTCTACAGACGTAAAATTAGAAATAAATTACAGAAACCCCACAATTATTAAGCCATCTAGCAAAACACTAACAAAAAAAACAGGAGAAACAGTTAGTTACACTATTAATCACCCAGACACAGCAATAAATGATTTGTCGTTTACGGTAGTAACAGACGAATCATTCCAAGGAACAATATCAACATCGCTATCAGCGATCGATAATATTAGCTCATATTTGAACATAAGCTTTGAATTAACATCAACAGATAAAAATACAATGGCAATTACAATTACAGCAAAAGATATTAATAGTAACGTAAGTGGATTAACAAATTCAAATACTATTATTGATACTATAATTTTTGATGTTCCATACATAGCAAGATCCTTTAACAACAGCACTAAATTATTCATCACATTCGACAAAACATAAATTACATCAACGTTGCATTATTCGTGTAATTAAATTTAATCGCAATATTTAGTGCGTTATAAACAATATAGGAAAACAAAAAGGACTCAATGTGTGTTTCGACAAATGTTATAATATTTAATCTCCAATTTGAGTTATATTCATCCGTCAAAACGTCGCCCAGCAAGGGTGGTGTCATTAAAACAATTGTTTTATCAAGACGATTTTTCCGCCTAAACGAACTGCCCTTAAATCTAAAATACCTAGCAAATGTGCGAACCTTATTTCCTGTTAACATTCGCTGGTATATATAGTTGCTATATAATCTAATTTGTATATATTTTTTATAATATATATAAATTCAATTTTTTATCAATGCACAAAATGCTTATTCATTAACCCCTGCAAATTAAAATAGGTTACTTCCGTTTTATTATCAACACCCAATAAACTCTTTAACTTTTCATCGGGAACAATAATTTTCTTGTTTTCGGCAAATTGTAAATTATTCTCTTTTATATAATTTATTAAATATTGAGTTACTTCTGTGCGTGCTATTTGTGTTCCATCGCTTCTTCCCATAAATTTACACAATTCGCTAGATACATCAGAAGGTTTAGCAAACCCAGATGGTTTGCGGTTTATCTTTTGGCGAGGCTTTGCTTGTTTCATTGCATGTTTAAGTTGCTTTTTTATATCGCGCTCTAAAACCTTCATATGATGATTTAATCCAGAAATAGCCTGTTTTAATGCAGTTAATGTTAAATAAATATTTGCAAATTGTTCTTCTACTGCACTCGAGGGTTGATATATTTGTGGTTCTACAACATTTTCTTCCATTTTTGAATTTTCTTTTATTTCTTTTGAAATATCGGCGGCGCTAATAGTTGATTTTGTCTTTGGTTGTCTAGGCATTTATATTAAATAATTAGTTAATTCTTTATATATTTTAACGCATTTATTCCTCTTCATACGCCCCTTCATCGGTCGAAGTGCGTTTTGTGCCACGACGAGCGGTAGGTCCGCGACGTGTGCCAGCCATACTGTTACGAGTTTCACACATTAGAGTCCCGCCACCAATTCCTGTAACATTGTCGGCTTGAAATTTATGTTTTTCATCGTTTGTTTCAGTAATAACAAAATTTACATATTCTCCCTGAACAAGATATTTATATTGTTCGGTGTTGCACCTAAGGGAGCTATGGTGAACAAAAATATCTTCACCCTTTTTTTCTTCAGAAATGACGGTAATAAACCCATATCCCGCACGACTATTGAACCACTTTACTTTTCCTTGCATTGTACCACTCGCCATTGTATTATAGATTATTTAATCTAATAATCTTTAAGTAGTTGAGACATAACATTTAGTAAAATTAATCGATTTCTGTAAACAAAATCTTTAGTATATATATATGCGTTCGTACATAAGTACACTCAGAAGACTTCAAAAAAGAAGATTTGGTCCACTACTATCTGTAGCGCCATCTTTAAAAAAAAAGGAAAGAACCAGTGTATACAAACTCAAAGTAGAAAAACGTAAATCAAAATGTGTTAAGTTGCCTAAAAAATCGTGTATAGCAAATCCCGATTGCAAACACGTTACAAAAAAAGGAAAACGCCGAGCGCATTGCCGCACTAATAAAAATATTGCTCGCAAGAGCAAATTTGCAGTAAGAAAGTAAATAGTTAATTGTCATCGTCTATTTTTGGGGCTAAATAGAAATTTAGCTCGGAAAGATCGTCGTCCAATTTATATGTCATTTTCATTGGTTTATCTTCTGAAAAATAAACCAATACATTTTCATTTGCCTTTTCAAAAGAACAAAAGTGTCCAAACAATTTCATACTGTATGAAACGTTGAGATTAAGATTTTCTACACAACTATATTCATCTACAAAATCTTTATCGTCGTTATTATCGTATAAAATGCACTTTAATTCGCCGTCTATATCGTTGCACTTAAATTCAATCAATTCATCGCTACATACAATGTTTAGTGTGTTTCCAAAAACATTCAATTTATCTACCACAGTTGAGAGAGTTTTTGACAACATAATAAATTCTACATCATAATCAATGGGTTTAATCTCTAATCTAGAACAAACATTATCCATAAGTGGAATGCTTAAATCTTTTTTAAAATCGCCCTCGGATCGAAATTCGATATTCATAAAATCCTCATCGTGAATGCCGATTTTGATCGATTCCTTATCAGAATGAATACTGAATACTTTTGCAAGAATGTTACAACTCATTGTAATTTCGGTTTCAGCTTCTATCGAATAATTAGTGAACCAGGTTTCGGCTAAGATAACTTCAAATACCGACGACTTTGAATTTTCAATACCCTGAATATAAAGTTTGTCTTTATAAAACATAATAGAAACACATTCTGCAAGTAAATTCATATTTTTTAAAATCTTAACAAAAGTCGCCGCTTTTTGGATATCATTAATATACAATTCCATAGTATAATAATGATAATAAGTTAAATTATATTTATTTCAATTTTCCTCCTTAAGTAATTGTGTATCTCCGCCATCCTTTTTTGCGTGTTCTACATTCTCAAAATCTACCATAGTTTTTACTTTATTTATAAAGGTTTCATGTAAGCCTAAAACTAAATTTATTTTTCCAATAGAATAATCCAACTTTTCTACCTTTGCCGAAAGTTCTTGCGCCAACACTTTAACTTCATTTAGAGTATCAATGGTCTGTTTATCTTGTGTGTTTTCACTTGGTTTCTTATCAAGCTTAACCTCAATTAAATGTTTCTCTAAAATAGAAATTTTATTATTTAAAATTTTAATAGATGTTGGAATACTGTATACAGGCGGTTGTGATTCATAATGAAACTCTTCATCAATTGGTCGCGGTGGCGGTGGCTGTCTGTTAGCCGAAAACTTATTTTCATTTGGTTTAGAAGGTTGAGTTCTTCTTCTTCTTGCCGAACTGTTTGATGTTGCACTACTCATTTATTGTTAATATATATTAAATAACCTATTTATGTACGCATTTTCATAATAACTTTATCATTTGAATAATAATTTTCAACAACAAAATCTTCTAAAGTATAATCTTCAATATTTTCGCGTTTATTAATTATTTTTAAAATAGGAAAATCATATACCTTGTTTTTCGTTTGTCGTTTTAGTTCTTCAATATGATCGTCATATATATGCACATTTCCCATAAAATACACAAAATCTTCAACCTCTAAATTACAATGATGAGCAATTAAGTGTGTTAAAAAACTATAGGATAAAATATTAAAAGGGACACCAAGACCTACGTCACAGCTTCTTTGATATAAAGCACAACTTAGTTTATTATTTATTACATTAAATTGCGCCAAAACATGACACGGAGGAAGAGCCATTTTTTTAAGTTGACACGGATTCCATGCCGACATTAAAAGTCGCCTGGAATATTTTTTTTCGTCGTCTTTCAAAGAATCTATAATCTCTTGTAATTGATCTACACCTTGATTACTATAATCACTATTGCAATCTACATAATCTGCATTAAAATGCCGCCATTGATGTCCATAAACCGGACCCAAATCGTCTTCTTCATAATGACCAAGTCCAATAGAATCTAAATACTCTCGAGAACCGTTTTGATCCCAAATGTGAACTTTATTATCCTTTAACAATTTATTGTTCGTATTTCCAGAAATAAACCATATTAGTTCTTTTAAACATGTTTTCCAAGCCATTTTTTTGGATGTTAAAATCGGTATTTTATTGTCCTTTAAGGAAAATCGCATACTTCTTCCAAAGACAGTTAAGGTATTTCCATTTCTACCATTAATTAATGTCCCATTTTTTATAATATCATCAATTAAATCTAAATATTGTTGCTCGCCCATAACTACTATATTGACATTTTTTTATATCTTTCTATTATAATATGGGTAGCAACGACGACATTCCAGATATCACAAAACCCGATCAGGGTCTTCTTTCACATGTATTTAATCTTGATGCAAAATCAAAACAAGAAATCATGAACACATTACAATACGCTACATTAGCAGTTGTTCCAGTAGTTTTATTAAATAAAACTATTCAAAGAGTAATACCTGAAGCTGACGACACAAAAGCCTCTTTAGAAATAATCTTCGAGGTAGTCGGTCAATTAGGTTTAATCTTTATGGGTATATTTTTCATTCATAGAATAATAACATACGTCCCAACCTACAGCGAAGCAAAATATGACGCCTTTTCCTTAATTAATTGCATTACCTCGTTTTTGATTATTATTTTAAGTCTTCAAACAAAATTAGGAGAAAAAATGAATATAATAACTGATAGATTTTTATTTTTAATCCAAGGAGACACTTCTTATCAAAAGCCAGAAAAACAAAGCCAAGAAATGGCCGAATTTTCCGTTCCTCCAGTGCAGCAACAACCTATGACACAACCACCCCACCAACAACAACAACAAGCCGCGTCGTTTGTTGAACAATCTACTCCTATAGCAGCAAATGATATGTTGGGTGGTGCATTTGGTTCCTTATTTTAAATAACTCTAAATTAAATATAGTATTTGTATTTTTTATCATGACATATACTATATTATGTCTACGCCACAAGACGAATTAAACAACAGATTATTTTCTCACTTCTCGTTTAATCCGAATAATGCAAAATCGTCTTATATAAGCACACCACTCGACACACTAAATAATAAATCACAAATGATCGACACAACAAAATCAATGAATAAATCGTTTGATGTTACGGTAGAAGAAAAAATCCGCACAAAATCCAACACCTTAAATGAAACTAGCGAATTATATTCACAAAACAAAGCATTAGAAGAGAGACAAAAACAAAATAACAAATACTTTGCATCAATTGAACAAGGCAACAAAAACGCACTCATAAGCGTCCAAGAAAAAAAAATATTCAACAACGCTTCTAGATTTTAATTAAACTAATTTATAAACTTTAGAACACACAATAGGTAATATAATTTAAAGATAACTTTAATTATCAATTGAATATGTATATTGTAGACGATGTTTGGTATGAAATAAAAACCTTTCTTTTTCATAATATTAAATTTTCAAAACATCTCAGTGACAATATACATATAAAAACCTATAATTCACTGCTTACAACAATTCCAAAATATACAAATAATCACGCATCGCCAAAAATAGTATTTTGCAGCAATAATTCAAATTTTAAAATTAAAAAAAGTCTATTTCATGTAATAAATCCACACACAAACAAATATTGGCTACTTTTAGAGTATTCTAGCAATTCTAATATAAGAATCGACGCATCATTGGCAAAAATAAATTAACCCGAACACATTTCACATTCTCCCTCTTCTTCGTCGTTAATACCACTATCTTGTTTTTTAGGAGTTATTGTAAACTGTTGGGGTTGATGTTTGGGTTTTCTGCGTAAATAATATATTCCGGTTTTTAGTCCTTTTCTCCAAGAATAAAAATGCATAGATGTCAATATCTTGTAATTAGGATCTTCGACCCACAAATTCAAACTTTGACTTTGACAAATATACGCACCCCTATCAGAAGCCATATCAATAATATCCTTCATCGACATTTCCCAAACGGTTTTATATTTCTCTTTTAGTTCATTAGGTAAATTGGATACCTGCTGAACACTTCCTTTATTTTCAATAATATTATTTTTCAAATCTTCGCTCCACATACCAATCTCGACTAAATCTTTCATTAAGTGTTTATTCACAACAATAAATTCCCCCGCCAATGTCCTCCGCAAATAAATATTACTTGTAAACGGTTCAAAACACTCATTATTTCCGAGGATTTGACTTGTGCTAGCAGTCGGCATCGGGGCTACACTAAGAGAATTTCTAATACCATTCTTAACAATAGACTTCCGTAAACTTTCCCAATCATACCTTTCAGATGGAACAACGCCCCATGAATCAAATTGAAATATTCCTTCGCTCATTGGAGACCCCAAAAAACTACTATACGCCCCGGCAGTATCGTCATTAAGATTCAAAATTTCATTATATATTGGTTTACAAATATTTGAAAGTTCGCTCTCGACTTCTACATAAGAATCACCACTTTTATTAGAAAGTTCTTCTTTATTAATATTCTTGCGAAGCGTTTTCATATCAGCATTGCGTTTGATTGCAACTTCGTTTGACGCCTCCAATGCGGCATGATATATGGTTTCGAATATATATTTATTTATCTTTTTCGATTCGTTGCATGTAAATGGATAGTTCATTAAAGCAAAAACATCAGCGAGACCTTGCACACCAATACCAATCGGTCTATGTAATAAATTAGAGCGTCTAGTTTTTTCGTTTGGATAATAATTTACATCAATGAGCTTATTTAAACTGAATGCAACTTGTTTTGTTACTTCATGTAGTTCTTCGTAATCGAATTCTTTGGTTTCTTCATTTACAAACTTAGGCAAAGCAATACTTGCTAAATTACAAACCGCTGTTTCTGTAGGGGACGAATATTCAATAATTTCGCAACAAAGATTGCTACTTTTTATCGTTCCAAGATTTTTCTGATTACTTTTCTTATTGGCACTATCTTTGTAAAGAATATAGGGAGTTCCGGTTTCCATTTGACTATCTAATATTTGCAACCATAGATCACGTGCCTTCATTTTTTTGCTATAAATTCCCTCATTGACATAACTTGTATACAAATTAACAAATTCGTCGCCATAGCAATCGCTCAGTCCTGGAGCCTTATCTGGACAAAATAAATACCAATCAATATCTTTATTCACGCACTCCATAAAATAATCACATATCCAAAGGGCATAAAACAAGTCGCGCGCTTTCATCTCTTCGTCGCCGTGATTTTTCCGCGCCTCTAAAAACATCTCAATATCTCCATGCCACGGTTCCAAATAAATAGAAAAAGATCCATTTCGTTTACCGCCACCCTGATCTACATATCTTGCTGTAGAATTGAAAACGCGTAACATAGGAATAATACCATTGCTTGTTCCATTGGTCCCACGAATCGCACTACCAGTAGAACGAACATTGTGTATATGCAAACCAATTCCTCCCGCCCACTTAGAAATTTGCGCACACTCTTTTAATGTGTCGTAAATTCCATCAATACTATCATCAACCATTTCCAATAAAAAACAAGAACTTAATTGTGGTCTAAGTGTTCCGGAATTGAAAAGCGTAGGTGTAGCGTGAGTATACTTTAAATTGGACATTAAATCATAACTTTTTTTAACATTTTCTAAATCATTTCCGTGAATTTCAAGAGCAACTCGCATCCACATATGCTGTGGACGTTCAACTATTACATTATTAACTTTCAATAAATATGCGCGTTCTAAAGTTTTAAAACCAAAATAATCAATTAAATAATCTCTCTCATAATCTATCATACTTTCGATAACGTCTTTATTATCATAAACCAAATCATAAATATCTTTTCTAATTATAGGACAATGTTTGCCGCTGTGATCTACGTATTTATATAAATCGCTTATTACTGCCATAAACTCGGACTTTGTTTTTTTATGATGATTTGAAACACATATGGCACTTGCCAGCAAATTATAGTCATATTTATGTGTAATTAACGACGCCGAAACCTGAACACATAATTCATCAACTTCGTTGGTTTTTATCTTATCGTGCATTTGTTCACAAACCTTTTCAGTTAATTTATGATAATTAACATCCAAGTTAAAACGTTTTACAATTACTTTAAATCTATTCAATAATTTTTGAAAAGAAATACTCTCTAAATCTTCGTTTCTTTTCAATACACGAATTTCTTCAGTTTCGTATTCCATATAGACATAGACAGAATAAAATTTTAAATCATTTGAACAATATATTAACTTAGATGACCGCGTCACTTGCGTTCTATTTTATTTGTTATCTTTTCTGTTCTTTTAGACATTATTGTCCCTATTACTTCCTTTACTTCATCTTCGTTTTCAAAATAATCAGATAGTCCCATTAAAAGAACCTTTTTACTCACAGCACTTCTTACTTTTTGAGTCTTATGAATAAGCTTAACATTGTTGCTTAAATTAAGTCCGGATATGTCACGTGCCTCCATAATTGAAACCAGATCCTCGGATACCTTTTTTTGCTGTTCTTTATATTGCTTTAATTGTTTTTTTAATGATTTGATCTCGTCTTCGATGGATAACCAATTTGTCACCACATTCTTTAAATTTTCGTTGTCGCCCATTTGCCTAATTATTTGCAATGGTTTGTGTTTAATTCCTATTTTAATTGTATTTACAATCAATATGACAGAGGTCGGGTGGTGTGCAGAACAACTAACCTCGCCGTTTATTTTATTTTTTGGAATAATTGCCGGCATATGGATTTTGGGGTTATCGTTTTTTATATGTAAATCATTAAAAATAAAACTACACGAAAACCACATATGCACAAAAAACTATTCCCCCAAACAATTGGAGATTTTAGAGAGAGTTGGTGACAAAAAGATAACCGCAATCTATATAAGCAAAAACGTAATTTCAAATTACAGCAAAATCGTCTTGTTTTTAGTTAGTTTTATAACAAAAGATAAAGCCTTTTGTGATGATGCGAAGATCAACTACGACCTATTAATAGAAAAGGGTTGGTTTCATCCATCTATAGTATTGGAAATAGAAGATGATTCTAAAATTCATTTTATTAAATTGGAAAAAATGAATACAATTGTATTAACGGATAATTTCAGAATATCAAATGCTTTTTGTCACAAACATACGAATATAAAGCACACACTGAACGATATCCTTAAAACGACGCGCGAAAAAATAGGAGATATAAACTTTTTTAATTGGAGCATTAATGAAAACAACTGCCAGTTATTCATAAAGGAAATTTTAGAAAGCGCCGAAATATTAAACGATGAAAATAAATGCGATATAATAGATGAAACAATAAAAACCAGATATACATTTGATGACTATCATTGGCACCTCTTTTATATCGGATATAATTGTTTTAATTTTGTTTCACAAATAAATGTTGACCTTGTAAATGATTTGATGGATAGTTTATTATTAAAATAATCTATTAGTTATAAAACTTTATAACTAATCTTAAACGATACTAGTAATGAATACCGACTATATAATAAAATATCTAAAAGAAAATTACATTTTAATCGGGGTTCTCTTGAGCTCTTTATATATTTTAAGAAAACCCGATAAATATAACTTAATCACCTTTTTCATAGTCGTCGTCTTTGGATATTTAATTCATCTCGCAGGACATCTAATTAAGATGAAAAAACTCGCAAAAAAAATAATGAAACCTTTAAAAAAATATATAAGAAGAAAGGAATACAAAAAGTCAATTAAAAACAAAATAAACTACCTTGCAGATTTATTTGAATTTCATCACAATACACACCACGATGACAAAGAATCAAACACGCCAATTAATCAATTATATGAATTTATATTAAACATTTTAACCCAAGGATTAATACCTCTATTTGCAATGTATATATTAAGAGAATTTTTAAACCTTATAAATTTGGAGTTATTCGTATTATGGGGGCTCGTATATGCAACCGTGCATTTGATTAATTTTAAATTCATCAAATCAGCGAGTCACGAAGAGCATCACAAAAACTATATTAAAAATATTCAAGACGACTTTCTTCTTGTAGATACATTATTCGACAGCAAATATGACGATTATTTAGAAAATGTTAATCATTATTCGGTTAACATTATTTTAACGACATGTTTATTAAAATATTTGCATAATATATAATGCTTACGCGTCTAATTACTATTATTTTAGTTATTAATGCACTATTTTGGTGTTTTGTTCCATATGAAATACAATGCGAACTTTTGAACACATATGTTTATTCAAAAGCCACAAAATGCCTACCATTTATTGTTCATATAACAATAGGAGGCTCTTGTTTTTCATTGGCGGTTTTTATAGCTAACTACGAATACATTTCAAAATTTGTAGATTTAATTATGAATAGATTTGACGATATCCTAAGTTTAAATAAATTTGGATAAACCTTTACAACATAAAGTCTACTAGCCCATATTTCAAACATGTATCTGAATCCAACCAAATATCCGTGCTCAATAAATCCTCCAATAATGTCCTATTTAAATTTGAATTTATCATATAAATCTCTATTACCTTTTCCATAAAAACATTCAAATTTGATAACTCATCTTTAATTTCACTGTATTTACCAGAAGTAGCGCCTTTTAGTTGATGTATCAACATAGACGAATATTTTGTTATGTAACGCTTTTGTCCGCATACAGAAATTAACGAAGCCGCAGACGCAACAAAACCATCTACATAAGTATAGACCGGTGTATCTATTTGTTTTATTACATCACAAACATAAAAGGCGGGCATCAAAGAACCACCCGGGCTTTGTATATGTAATTCAATAAAAGGATTCATTTGTGGATTGTCTACTTTTTGATGTTTCGCTTGTTTATCTAATGCAAATAGAGCTTGGGTTAATTCTAAACACGATTCTTCAGTAACAGAACCATAAAAATGCAAAGATAATTGCGAATGACTTTCCTTATCTGTAGCGTTCATATAGACATTTGTTTTTTCATTGTTTTCTATAAAAAGATCACACACTGCAACACCTCCAGTATATATTACATCTCTCCTATTTAATGATGAAACAGGTATAAATGCAGAACAAGAATGAATAGCTAAAAACAACAATGAAAACTTCATCATAATATTATAGTTGCCGTTCTTTTTATATTAAAATTTTACTGGTAATAAACATTAAAAATCAAACAATAAAGATACATAATCGAAGTTCAAATCGGGGTTAATAGATCGTTTATTGTTGATAGTTGTCAAAATCTTAATACGATATTCAGATTCAATACATTCTTTATAATGATCTAAATATTCCATACAATTTTCCCTATGAACACCACAAGACGGCAACGCCTTTTCTGAAGAAATACAATCAACATAAAGCGAAATGTAATGTATACACTTATCCATTTACTATAGTAATAAATGTTATTTTATATTATTTTCCAACAAATTGTTTTATTTTATCCATAACACGCAAGCTTTCTTCATTTGACACATCATATAATTTTTTATTATACTCTTTATTCACAATGTTTTTTTGTATCGGTCTAATTATTTCATATTTATACATTTTATGCAATACTTGCCATAGATAAACATTTTCATAAATATAATAAAAACTTTTCAGTAATACAAAGATAACGTTATCGTTTTTTAATAATTTATGTTCGTTATTATCAATAACAAGAATTTTGCTTATGGATTTCAAGTATCCAGTGCAACTATATAAATCAACGAGTGTTTTTTTAACAGACGTTCTACATCCAGAATTTAAATTAATTATGGTATCAAATTGTAAATCAATTAGTGTTTCTGTATATTCAACAAAGGCGTTTATCCAACGAATATCCATTGTCGAATTGGTGTAAAGAACAACTTTGATATTATACTTGTCTTTTAAATATTTTACATACCCAAGAACAGTAAAAATACCAGGCCTAAAAATATTGTAAAATGTTTTATATAATAAAAGTATTGCCTTTTTTGATATTTTTAAATTATGCAACTCTTCAAATTTCTTAGATACTTGGTATACTTGCGAAAAATATCCCAATGTTTCGTCCAAGTCAAATACAATACATTTGTTCATTTCATCATATAGTACATTATTATCTTAATTTTTCCAAAGCATTTATTATCATCAACTCTTCGTCCAAAAACTTCTGGAAAATATAGTTATTAGCAGTTGATAAATTAAAAACACGATGAAAGCCATTTTTACAAACAATAATATCATCGTATATATCGCAAATAAATCCACCATTCGTTAACTTAGTATTGTTTGGCATTATTTTAATCCATCTTATATATCTACCTGTTTCTAATTCAGACAAAGACTCTACAAAATGATAATATTTTAACGCTTCATGTAAAGACACTAAATTCATATGATCAACATTAAGCTCATTAAAAATATCTGTCTTCCTTCTCATTAGCCTTTCCATTTTGTATTTATCAATATCCATATAGACTATTCATTGATTATTTATTTAGATATCTTTATTATAAAAAACCAAATCTAAATCGTCCTTATGTTCTTTGGTGTCGTTATATCCATTACTAAACATTATATGTAACTTATTCACGTCTTGGTGATATTGGTATTTTTCTGCCATATTAAATTTCCTACCCCACATTTTTGAATGTATAGAAACGACACCATCTATATTTTTAGGAGGAAAACGATTAAATCCGCCATCTACTGTAATGTTGTTTTTGATAACATTTCCAACCCCGCCTGTTACAAAAGGAATATATGAACTCAAAATACACGCATCAACCGCTTCTTCTAGTGTTTTAAAATTATACATTATTGTTGGTCTCATGCCAGAATAAGTCAATTTAGATACACAGATATTTAGTTTACTGAGTTCGAACTCGTCTTCAACGTAATTTTCCTTTATATAATCTCCTACATTAGTCATGAGATTCGCCAAAGAATCCGATTTATCCAAAATATCCTGTTTTAAAATGTCATCAAATATTTCTTCGTTGGATTTTTTTGCTGTTAAAAACAAAGAATTCCATGCACCGGCCGAAGCCCCTAAATAAGAATAATTATTTAGATTATAATTGTTTTTCAAATATGAGGCAACACCAAATGTATAAAATCCAGATAAACCACCCGGATTAACAGTTATCAATTTATTTTGATTTATATTTGCGCCAAAATCGCGAACGTTCAAAAAATTTAGCAAAAACAACAACAATCTCATAATTATATATATACCTTAGGTTTAAACTTATATAAGTATAAAAATTGAAATAATTAACAACTCATATTATAGAATTAAAAAATGCTAAAACGAACAATAGCAACCCTACCTCTTAATCAATTTGAAATTGTTCTACAGCTTCCGCAAGTAAAATATATTCTACAAGAAACAACCCCTCCTTTTTGCAATCGATGTAAACAATTTCTAGTAGATCTTAGTTGTCATAGTAACAAATACAATAAAGAATGTCCATTTTTCGCAGAAGATATTAAAGTAAAAAAAAATAAAAACAAATATTATAACACAAATGAAAAATCTAGTAATGGATTTACTTATAGAAGCTAGTGTAGTAGGAATAGTATTGGTTATTGTAGGAACAGGAACAGCTTTTGTTGTAGGAACATTTACTAAAACCGATTTACCCCCAGCATGTAAAGACTGGAATAAAAATTATGCAATGGAATTTTCGCTGTTTTTTACCGGATTTGTTTCGCATTTACTATTCGAAGTTACGGGAATTAATAAATACTATTGCAAAAACGGCGTCGCGTGCAAAAATTAATTTATAAATATAAGTTATATGTTCAGCTCACTAAACAACAAATATATAAAAACTATTAACGATAGTAAATTTCTAGCCGGCGTAACAATGCTAATGTTAAATGTAGGTGCAAAATATGTATCAATTGGACTTAGTAAATCACAAGAGCTTTATTTAACATCAACAATGGCGAGACAACTTTTGATATTTTCTGTGCTATTTATTGCAACAAAAGATGTTATTGCCTCAGTAGTATTAACGATTGTTTTTGTATTATTTGCGGACTATATTTTCAATGAAAATAGTAAACTATGTCTACTTCCTCACTCTATGAGAAAGGTAAAGGACGAAATAGACGTAGACAAAGATGGGATAATATCCGACGAAGAATTAAATAATGCCATCGAAATATTAAGCAAAGCAAAAAAAAAGAAACAAGACCAAGCCCATGTATCAAATTATTTAAAATAAAAATTACGCAAAATCAGGATTCCATCCATTATAACCATTCATAAACTTAACTACAAAAGGATCTTTTTTTTCGTTTGGAACAATCACATAGGCATGTCCAAAATCTATTATCCAAATGTTTTCATTATCGTCTTCTATAAAATTATAACCAGTAATATCCGGATAACAAATACCTCCATTCCATAAATTTTTTATAATTTTTCGAATTTTACTATAAACGGTATTAGGAGTATTTTCATTCAAGTCTCCATATTTATCGGCAACAGTCATATAGTGCAATCTACGCAAATACATAACTTTATTATCTCTGTGATATTCAACTACATCTGGAGTAGAAATATTCAACGCCTTCTTTGCAATAACACAAAGATTAAATTCATTTATTGTTACTCTTTTTTTAATATAAATATCATCTGCACTCATATATCTACACTATATGAGGGTTTATATTTATATCAATTTTTTAGACATTTAAATCTTCGCCATAAACATGAAATCCAATATGCTTTAATCTGATGGATTTATCCGCAAAAATTTCTCCATCAAATTGATTAAATAAATGAGAAAAATAATAATCCTCTGTTAAATAATCGCCGTTTACGACATTGCAATCAAAAAAATTATATAATGTCGCATTTTCGCCTTCCGAAACAGGTAATTCAAATGTATCTACATATAGTTTGACTCTATCAAATGCAACCCGGTTTAGTAACATAAATCCGGTAGCGGCATACTTAACTTTAACTAAATTCTCTCCTTTTGTAACTAGTGGTTGACTAAATACACTACTGGGATTTAGTCCAATCGTTCCGTTTTTTATTAAATATTTTTTATTAGGATATACACCAATAACGCATTCTAAATCGTGTTCTAATAATTTCTTTACATCTAATGGATTCCAACAAACATCCGCATCTACAAATAGAAGATGTGTAAAGCTTTCGTCTTTCAAAAATATATAAGATAACATATTTCTAGCACGAGTTACTATTTGATTTCCTATGAATCGTATTTCAAATTCTATATTCAACGATTTCAACATTAAACATGTGGCTACTAAGGATTCGGTATACTGAGTATATACTTGTGAACCGTAAGCGGGGGTTGCAATTAAAATTTTCATTATAAATATTTTAAAGTTTAAAAATATATAAGTTAAACATATTTTTTTCGTAATTCTAGTGTTATTAAACCGCACATTATTAATATAAAAATAAGTGCATATAGATTTTGCATTGAATACACCGTTTTTGGTTTTTCTATTGGCGGTTGAAATACTTTATTCATTTTATTAATAAACTCATTATAGGAAAATTCTTCTTTTCCAATTTTCTTATTAATTTGATTGTGTATAAAATGCATCCATCGAACAAAAGCCGATTTAGAGTCTAAATAAGGTTTTACTGGATAAAGATTCAACAAATAACTAAACTCTTTGCTAATTTCTTCATGTGGTAGAAATAAAGGCAGATTTTGAATTAAATCGTAATATTTTCTCTTACATGTATCATTCGGATACTGAGGATATGTAAATGTTATTGTATGGAGAACAAACCAATAACGACTGCCCCATATTTTTGGGTCAATATTCATTATAGTAGCACAATATATAATATGTTAACTAAAAACACATTATGCGTATCATACAGAATATAATGTTAAAAATATATTTTATATGGCACTTGTGTTAGGAAAGACAGATATAAATTTTGATAAAATTACTTTAGGAATACCAAATAGATTGCAAAATAATGTGTATTTTTCAAAAATATACTACAATAACGAACCGCTGTATTTACAAACAAATGAGTGTTTCACTTCGTCCGGTATTAAGGATTGCAAAAAAAAATCGATTTGTGAATTAATATTTAGCGATCACGAGAATCTTGTATTTTTTTTTGAAAACTTAGAAAAAACCTTAAAAGACAAAGTTTTGGATAATAGCGAAGAATGGTTTGAAAATGCATTTACTATAAACGAATTAGAAGACACTTTTATTTCAACTCTGGCTTATCATAAACACGGTATGAAATTAAAAACCCAGCTTCACAAAAATAAAATTACAAATAAAATAAACTTAAACTGTTATAATATTGACCACAAAGAAATAGATATTGAAAATTTGTCTTTAGGAAGTTCATTAATTCCCATTATTGAAATTCTAGGAATAAAATTCACAGACGAAAATTTCTCAATTGAAATAAAATTGGTTCAGTGTTTAATAACAACAAAGGACGATGTATCAACGAAAAGTTGTTTATTTTCAGATATTAATGTTGGAGATTCTAAAATCGAAAACCCGAAAACAAAAGTTAATTCGACATTAGAAGAAATTAATTTTGATATAGACGAAATAAAAAATGAAACTGACTCTATAAAACTAAACTTTGACGACGCTTCGTCTGATGAAGAAGATGAAAGCGATGATGATGATGATGATGATCGCGATGATGATCATGATGACGACGACAAAGACGAAGGCGAACACGACGACAACCACAAAGACTACGACAAAAAAGAAGCAAAAGAACAAATAAAAAAAAATACAGAATTATTAAAAAATGCTTTTAGTAATTTTAAAAATTTAAAACCATTAGAAAAAGAACCAGTTATAGAAGAATTTACGTTTGATGAAAACTTTTATACAGAAAATTGCGATGAAAATAAACCAATTCATTTAAAAAGTCATTCTGACATTTATAAAGAAATTTGGAAAATTTACAAAGACGAGGCTTATAAAATCCGACAACAAAATATTAAAGTTGTCCTTAATTCTAAAAATATACACACAAATTTTTTAATAAATGAAATTTAATGAAATGTGCTTTAACAAAAATATTTTATCTATTATTACTATAAAGATGTCAAAATCAATATCTCTCGGTAAAATGTCCAACTCTTTAAAAATTAACAACGAAAATTTAGAAGTTATACTTTTTATAGTTGTTGCCCTCGTTGGATTATTTTTTGTCCAATCATACAACAATTCATTTAGTTTAGACAAAATGCCACCGGCAATAAATGAACCATTCCCAACTGTAGAAAACGCCGCGCCTATAGAAGAAGCCCCATCGCCAAATACCAGAGATCTTATGCCCAACTTAAAAAATGACGAATTACTTCCCCAAGGACCATCGCTATTACCCGATTTTGCCAGCGCTCGCGGCGAAGTCTTCACCCGCACAAAAGGACCAGCCAATTTACAACTTCGCGCCGACCCCGAAATCCCTGAAAATGGTCCATCCACTGGCCCATGGTTACAATCGGTATTTAAAGAAAGCCGCACAACCAGAAATCCTGGTTTAGTCGTATGTTAAGTAAAAAATAATTAGCAATTAATTGTGTAATACTATTATATATGATAAAAATAATAGTATTAATTCTACTCGGAACAGCACTTATATATTATTCTTTAAATCAACAAAAATGTAAAGTAGTAGACAATCAAACATTTTGTATCAAACCCGAAAGCGACAAAATCAAATACGAAACCCTACAATATATTGACACAAATCTAGAAAAAATTGTTTTATACGTAAAAGAAAAATACCCCAATAAATCTATAACCAAATCCCTCGTCAAACGATACGACGAAACAACAAAACTATCCGAATTAATTGATACTGAGGATAACGTTGCGTATAGTAAAAATAAAGGCGAAGAAATAGCTATATGCTTAGAAGATAAAAATATCGATAAAAATACGATGATGTTTGTATGTATTCACGAATTAAGTCATATTGGAACAAATGAAATAGGACACACGAGAAATTTTTGGAAAAACATGAAATTTTTGTTGGAATGTGCAGTAAAATTAAATATATATGTTCCACAAGACTATAGCAAAAACCCAGTAACATTTTGTGATTACAAAATCACTTCTTCGCCCTTGTATAAAAAATACTAATTTTATTATTAAATATCCCTACATGCGTTCATTTTTCTAAAAACAGTCCAAAAAAATACACACGCCTACATTCTATAAAAAACAATAAAATATTTTTTAAAATTAATACTCTTTATAGAATATATAATGACGGCAATTAAACCAACTGACAGCGTTATGAGAGACAAAATAAAATCCGACGAATATAACACCACATTAAATGAGATTAACATGCAATATACCGAAATGGACAAATTTATTGGAAATTTAGAGAGTGACATTGTTTCAATAAAAGACTTTGAAACATCGTTATTAGGAGACCAAGAAAGAGGTTATGATGTAGGAACATCACTAGATACATTAGGATTTCAAAAAGATTCTTTACAAATCGACTTGGATTTCTTTATTCATATGAAAGAAGTATATATTCAAAAGTTATATGGCGACCTTTATAAATACTGTGACGCTATTATAGAAAACGCTTTAGCAATTGAAGAAATACCAAACGGATTTACAAGAGAACAAGTAAAAGAACGCAAATTTAGAGGAGTTGTGCAATACCCAGCAAAAATGATCGAAAATCCAAACGCAGTAAATCCAGATGGAACGCCGGTCGATGGCGAACCAGAAACAATTCCGGATCCTTATGCAAAATATGACATGAACGGTATATTTACTCTCATCAGCACAATTGTTGTAAATTTAAGAGAATTGGCAGACGACATAGGAACATTTACTGACAAAATAAATAATGCAAAAGAACGCGAATCAAGAGGATTTAGTTTAGGAAATTTAATAATGAATCTCGAAGGTCAACAGCAAAAACTTACACTTGAATTCGACTCATATATTGAAAGACTAAGTAAATTTTTAGACCAAAATAAAAATTTCTCCACAAGATGTCTTAATAGAATTCAAATGATATCTTCAGAAATTGTAACAGCAGAAGAGCAAGCAAGTAACAGCGAACCAGAACCAGAACCTTCCCCTTAGGAGGTAGATAAAAATTGATTTAAATTTAAACTAATATATTATATACAAAATGATTCCGATCAAATGTTTCACATGTGGAAATGTTTTAGCCGATAAATACAGATATTTCAAAAACGAAGTAGAAAGATACAAATCAACAGAAACTACATATCTAGACACAGATGAATTAAAAAAAACACCAGAAGGAAAGATTATGGATAATCTACTATTAAACAATGTATGCTGTCGTCGTCATATGTTAACACATGTAGATATTAAGTAAAAATATAATATATATATATAGATAATTATGGGAAATTTGTTTTCTACCCTAACAAAATTAAATATACAGACCCAAGATACTATTCAAGGCAACGGAAAAGTACTAGACGCACCAAAATTTACATCAACCGAAATTAAACAATTAACGTTAGATTATACCACAAGCATAGTTTATTTTGTTTTATGTATAGTAATTATATTAGCGTGTGATCAGCTTGAATTTTCAGATCAAACAACCGCTTTTTTTACTTTAGGAATTACTTACGCCTTTATTACTATTTCTCTTAGTGCAGAATCGATGATGTTTGTTATGTTAGAAGTAATAGCTTGGGGTGTTTTAGTAGAACTAGCCTCCCTGATGGATTATGAACTTTTAGCATGGTTCATGGTATTTATATTACCAATTTTAACAATTGCACAAAGCATCTATTACTTACTTTTTTATTTATCTTAGGTTAAATACAATATCTATATATATTATTAATGATAAATCAAAAAGATCACAATAAAATAGCATGGGATGTAATTGACAAAATGTTCAAAAATGACTATAATCATCTAGTAAGTCATCATCTCACATCATATAACTTATTTTTTGGCGAAAAAATTAAGAAAATAATGAAAGATAACAACCCCCTTAACATATTTAAAAAATACAATTCCGAAATAGGCGATTATGAATTAAAATGTTCTATGTTTTTTGGTGGAAAAGACCTATCAAAGATCTATTATGGAAAACCAATAATGTACGACGACGACAACGAACATTTAATGTTTCCAAACGAAGCAAGATTAAAAAATAAAACATATGGATTCAATATTTACTACGACATTGAAGTGGATTTTTTAATTATAAACGAAGATAAAACAACCAGCGAATTTTCTACTATATTGAAAAACATCGACTTAGGTAAATTTCCTATTATGTTGCAATCTAATTTATGTGTCCTAAGTAAACTTACTCCCCAAGCAAGATATTATAGTGGAGAATGTATAAACGATAAAGGTGGATATTTTATCATAGACGGAAAAGAAAAGGTTGTTGTTTGTCAAGAACAATTCGCAAATAATATGTTATATGTGAAATCGGATTATAATGAAATCTATAGTCATAGTGCCGAAATACGCTCTGTGTCCGAAGATGCATCAAAGCCCGTAAGAACAACATCTGTGAGAATTGTTCGCCCAACTTCAAAATATTCTAACAACAATATTGTAGTGCTTATTCCAAACGTTAAAAACCCGATTCCGTTATTTATTGTATTCAGAGCCCTGGGAATTATTTCCGACAAAGAAATTATAGATCACTGTTTATTAAACTCTGAAAAATATTCTGATTATATTTCTCTCTTTTCTCCATGTGTTCATGATGCCGGGCCCATTTTTACACAAGATTTAGCATTAAAATATATAGCAAAATTCACCAAACATAAAACAATACCATCTACATTAAACATATTAGCAAACTATTTCATCCCGCACATGGGCGAATTACATTTCAGACAAAAAGCGTTTTTTCTAGGACACATGGTGTTTAAATTGTTAAAAGTCTATAAAAACGTAGAAACATCTACAGACCGCGACAGTTTTAAATATAAGCGCGTTGAAACAACCGGCTCGCTTTTATACGATTTGTTTCGCGAATTTTATCAAAATATGTTAAAAGAGCTTCATACAAGATTCGATAAAGAATATTATTATAAAGAACGCGGCTCGATATATGAAAATGAAAAATTCCAAGATCTAATAGACAATAATTATATAAACTTTTTTCAAGAAAAAGGATTTATTGTTCAAAACGGATTCAGTAAAGCATTCAAAGGTCAATGGGGTTCAAAAGTATATACATCTAAAGAAGGTATAGTTCAAGATTTAAATCGTCTTTCGTTCAATTCTGCCATATCTCATTGTAGAAAGCTCAATTTGCCGCTCGATTCAACCGCAAAAGTTGTTGCGCCGCGACTATTACATGGCTCTCAATTTGGATTCATAGACCCAGTTGATACGCCCGACGGAGGACATATCGGATTGCACAAACACCTAGCAATATCTACAAAAATATCAGATTCTACACCTCTAAAAGAAATGGTCGATTTTATAAAAACGCTCGATATAATACCATTAACAAATGTCAATATAAAAGATGCCGATTTTTATTCAAAGATTTTCGCCAATGGCTCGTGGATTGGAGTTACAAAAAATCCAAAAAAGATTATAGAAACATTTAATATTTACAAAAGAAATGGTATAATCCCATATTTATCTACGATAACATTTAATAATAAGGATAATATCATAGATGTTTTATGTGATTCTGGTCGACTTTTGAGACCACTATTTCATGTTACAACAAAAAATATACCCAGCTACATCAACGACGACGATTTACACAAACAATCGTGGGTAGAAATGGTTTCTGGAAACCGAAATAAGGCTATCAACAATAAAACAATTTATAAAATGAAAGATTTATTTGGTGAAAATATTTCCCTAGAAAATCTCTACAAAAGTCAAGGAATAATAGATTTTATAGATTCTTCTGTGGCAAACAATGCCTTCATAAATATATATGATTTCGAATTTACAAAACCTTACACGCACATGGAAATCCATCCATCATTGATGTTAGGTGTTATGGGTAATCAAGTTATATATCCAAATCATAACCCTGTTTCTCGCGATTTGTTTTCTTGTGGACAAAGCAAACAAGCAGTTTCATTATATAGTTCGAATTATCAATATCGCACAGACAAAATGTCGGTAATATTAAATTATGGACAAATACCACTTGTAAAATCGCGTTACTTGAAATACATTAATAACGAAGAACATCCATATGGCGAAAACGTAATTGTTGCAATAATGTCATATAATGGATACAATGTTGAAGATTCTATTTTATTCAACGGCGCATCTATTGACAGAGGATTATTCAGAACTACATACTTTTCCACATACGAAGACAAAGAAGAAATATTAATGGACAATAATAACATTAAAACAAAAACAGTATTTGCAAATATCGAACAACAAACAAATATTAAAAATATATTACCAGGATTTGAATACCATCATTTAGACGAAAGTGGGTTAGTAAAAGAAAACACCGTAGTAACGGATAAAGTTGCTATTATTGGTAAAATAACAACAGTAGACGATGGTATAATTAACAAATCAAAAAAGGTTAAAAAAGGTCAACTGGGTATAGTAGATAAAGTATATGTTTCGGACAACGAAGAAGGTAGAAGAAATTGTAAAGTTCGTATTCGCGAAGAAAGAATACCAAACATAGGAGATAAATTTTGTTCTAGATGTGGTCAAAAGGGGACAGTTGGCTTGATTATTCCAGAAGAAGATATGCCGTTTACAAAAGACGGATTGAAGCCCGACATAATTATAAATCCACATGCATTACCCACACGAATGACTATTGGGCAACTAATCGAAACAATTTCAGGAAAGGCATCATCTATACTAGGCTCTTACGCGGATTGCACAGTATTTGACGACACTGGATTGGAAAAATATAGAAAAACATTAGTTAATAATGGATTTAATTCATATTGCAATGAAGTATTATATGATGGTCAAACCGGAGAACAAATAGAATCAGACATATTCATTGGTCCTACTTACTATATGAGACTAAAACATATGGTAAAAGATAAAATAAATCACCGTGCTGGAGGGCCAAGAGACAGTTTGACAAGACAAACCGTTCAAGGAAGAGCAAATGACGGAGGACTAAGAATAGGCGAAATGGAACGCGACGCATTAGTATCCCACGGAATAATGTCCTTTTTGAAAAATTCTATGGTAGATCGCGGCGATAAGTTCTATTTAGCAATATGCAATAATAGTGGAACAATCGCCATTTATAATAAAGAAAAGAATACGTTATTTAGTCCATATGTAGATGGTCCTATTGTTTTTGACGAAACAGAAGGCGTAGAATACGATTACTATAAAGTAAAAACTAAATCATACATCACAAACTTTGGAAAAGAATTCAGTCTTATTCAAGTTCCGTATTCACTAAAACTATTAATGCAAGAACTTGCTACAATGAATGTTCAAATGAGAATAATTACTGCAGATAATGTCGAAACTTTAACAAAAAACAATAGGCAAAATTTTGTCGTTAAGGCAGATAAAATTTTAGCAGGAAATGCTGCAAATGAAAAAATGGACGACTTTGAAGAAATGGCCGACTTTGAAAAAATGGACGACTTTGAAAAAATAGACGACTTTGAAAAAATGGATGACACTATTGTAAAACATGTTGCGTTTAGTGTTGACGAAACCGTAAAATATTTAAAATCATACGACGATTCGTCGCCACCGCGCCCGTGGATTATAAGATCTATCGATAATTCACTTCCAGATAAAAATATAACAATATTTACTCTTGTAGATCAAAATAACCCCCAAACACTTCCTCCAAATACAATAATAGAAAAACGTGTTCACAATAAATTAACAAACACTTACGAAACTCCTGCAGTATTAATTGTGTCAAAAGAAGATATTGAACATTTTGATAATAAATATAAAAATGAAAATCCCAAACCAAAGTCTTTAGAAACAAACAATAAAAATAGATTAGGCGATATATATATTGAAAACTACGAGCAACAAGACCTTCAACAAGACATTCAACAAGACCTTCAACAAGACATTCAACAAGACCTTCAACAAGACATTCAACAAGACCTTCAACAAGACGAGCAAAAAAACGAAGAACAAGAATATAGTTTTAATAAAACACCAGATCAAACAAATCCCGTCGTAAAAATAGTTAAACTCGAATAAAAAATTGAAAATTATTTAAATATAGACTAGTATATTAAAAACAATGGCTGAAATTGATAATAATATTAATGAAATTCATATTTCCCGCAATAATCTTCTTAAACAATTAAAAGCGGCCGGATACAATATAAATCCTTATGAAAATACCACATTAAATGAGGTTTACTATATGAATATGCACGACGACCTTGATTTCAAAGTAAATAGTATAAATGATAGCACAAATACTATTCATATAAAATACAATATAGGAAAACCATTAAAGGCGAATACAATCCAATCAATCACTTCTGAAATGTTTAAATACGACGAGTTTGACCCAACGAAAAATATTATTGTTATTTTAATAGATTCTGAACCGAATTCTACTATTTGTGATGTCGTAAAACAAATTTACGCAGAAGAAAGTATTTATATTGTTTTGTATAATATCAAGCGACTTTTGTTCAATATTCAAGAACACACCATGGTTCCAAAACATTCAATATTATCTAAAGAAAACGAAAATGTATTTTTTAGCAAATATTCTATTACGGAACCCGCATCAGAATTGCCAACAATTTCAAGATTTGATCCAGTAGCATTATCTATATTTATTAAACCAAAACAAATATGTGAAATAGACCGCGCATCTATTAATAGTATACAAGGAAAATATTATCGATTTTGTGTTAACTATTAAAAAATATATACCATTATTATATATTATGTCTTTTATACAATCTATTGCTATTAACGAAACGCCTGTTTTTGTTCAAGAAAACGATTACGATATATCTAACGTAGCATATCATTATAACAAAAGTAAATACCCCGAAACCACAGAAACTCAGCTTAAAAAATTCATTAAAAATAAAAATACAATTATAGAAGAAATTTTAGAATATAATTATCAAAAATTCACAAATGGACAATTAGTTATTGCCATAATATCTCTTGTAATATTCAGTTCTTCAATTGCAAATTTTGACGAATAAAAATATATTATTTACTAGTATTATATATAAAGATGCCAGTACCAATTTCAATCAATAACGGGATTGAATATCATTTACATTATAATACTCGAGGTAAACTTAACATTGCACAAATAAAATCTTTTTGCGAAACTTCTGGAAAATTTAGATTTGGTAATGAAGTAGGAGGCGCAAATACCGAATTTGTAGTAAGTAAGACTTTTCGCGAAAGCCTGAAACAAATTATATTTAATCGTGAATGGAATAATAAACCATGGCCAACATATTTGGGAGATATTGTTCCAAATGACAATTCTGTGAAAAATAATCAACATTTCACAAATAAAGGGGGAGGCGCGAAGGTAAAAGGTATATTAGAACCTATTTCTGTGTTAGTGTATAACGCCAAAACTGGAACATATCACGTTCTATGGGTGTCATTAAAACCCCAATATGAAGGAACGATAAACGTATTGGAAAATGTTGATCTCCCACTTAACAAAGAAAACCCATTAAAATTAAATTTCATGCCAAATGATATAACGCCAATAAGTATTAAGAATGTTAAAATTCAGTCTTTGTCAGAAGCTTTTAATAAATACAATGCGCAAGCCGGCAACAAGCTATCAAACCCACCCTTACTAGATACAATATCTGGGAAAGAAGTAACCGACACTGAGCAATATAATCTTTGTGCTATGAATGGGGCCGGTATGGCCAATGGCACTTCGGGGGTATATACCTATTCGTGGTATCCAACAATGGATGATGTATATAACAGTATGGCAGGCGACAAACCTAAACCTTTAAATCAACTTGATAACAATATTGTAAAAAAATATACAGTTAACGCAAATAAATGGAAAGATGCCGCTAAAGACCCTGGACGGCAGATTGCCCCATACTCATCAAATTTAGCTAAATCTCCGGAATTAGGTGTAGAATTTGTTTCAAATAAAATGTACCTATCAGAACCCCCCACATTTGATTATGCTATTATAATTGCTACTAACGAAGGTTTTACTAACGAAGGTTTTACTGGTGGTGGTGTCCTAGAAGGATTTAATATATATAAAGATAGCGTTGATATGAAAGATGTTGTTGAAACCAATACAACTAAAGCAAAAAATCAACATTTAGCACTACAATACATTTACTTTTTTGTTTTAGTGATAGCGTTTTTAAGTATTTTATACAATTTCAAATCTATGTCAGCTACAAATGTTGGAATTTTTATTTTCTTCGTTATATATGGTTTAACATATGAAAATTTATCAGCATTTACAATTGGACAATATAAAGAGGCCATTGAAAATTTAAGATACGCGGATTCGTCAATACAATTATTTATTTATTTTAAATTGTTGGCCCTAACCGTATTATCATTTGCGGTTCCTACAATTGCTTTATTTTTTACCGATATAGACGATGATTACACTATGGAAAATACTTACGAAGATGTTGAAGAAAATGTCACAAGTGCTTCCGACTATGGCAAAGACATGATTGGTGATATAACAGACCGTGGTAGCGAACTAGTTAGCGATGCAGCAGATTATGGAAGTGAATTAGTCGACGATGCAACCAACACTATAAAAGAAGGCGTTGATGACGCAAGAGCTGCTGTGCCCAGTTTACCAAAACTATAAAAAAATAAATATATAAACTGTAAGTTAATATTTTCATATAAATAATTATATGAAAATAGTATGAAAATAGTATGAAAATAGTATGAAATCTATACATTAAAATTATCTTCATCGTCATTGGTGGATAGAGTAATTCCAAGCCAACCTTGTTTTCTTTTTTCTCCATCTAAAATTCGCTGGGGTTTACCGAATTTCTTATTCATATAATCTTTTAATTCTTGTCCCCTAGGAACCTTTGTTCCATATAACTGAATATACCAATCTTTAAAATCTTCTTGCAGTTCACTCCAAATAATATATTTTGTTTCATCGGCTTTTTCGATTCTTTCCTTTACATAACCCTCCAAATAATCCTGCGAACTCCTATATTCTCCGCTCTTAGCCATTACAATATCACAGTCGTCCACTATTCCGTTTGTATAAACTACCTTTTCTATTAACATTGACATAAAAACTTCTTTCCATTCGGGAAATTTTGAATCTAATTTCTTATCAACTTCAAATTGATATGGTTCCTCTGGATCATTATCGATGTTATCTTTTTCTTTAAATTTTGCCATAAAATCGCAAACGCGAATTCTACGCCACGTGCCATCATCATTGCTCGTAATGTCAAATAAAGTATTTGTGCAAACAACCAACTTAAATTGAGGAACAAATGTCACGCTATCTTTATATAATCCTCTGCAAACAACCGGGTCACCACCCGTCAATTCTTTCATATTTCCTTCTACAATCTTATCCCCCTTTGATGGCTCTTGCATAACCGCATATCTAACACCCTGTAGTTGGACTATTTCGGGACTAACTTGTCCCGTTCTAGCGCGCGCTGTTGTCACCACAGAAATCGGCAACGTTCCTTTATAATCTCCCAAACAATGTGTCATCAGTTCAACCAACTTTGACTTACCATTTCTCCCAGAACCTGTATAAATATTAAAGGTTTGATTTTCGTTCGTTCCGATTAATGTAGATGCCAAATGACTCCACATATAATTTCGCAGTTCTTCCACAGGAAATAATTTACACATAAAGTCATTAATTTCTTCAATTGTATTTTGATTGCACTTTGATATTTCTACGTAGTCGATTTTCGTAGACTTTGTAATATAATCAGTGCATCGTCCTGGACGAAAACCTCCTTCATTAAAATCAAATACGCCATTGTTAAAACATAGTAGCATTTGGTTTTTATTGAGTTTTTCTTCAAATGCGCTATCATAAAACAACTCTTGTGCTTCTCTCATAATATTGTTCTTGTTTTGAGTTCTTTTTAGCATCGTGCATATTTCAGAACATTTGCTAAGTTTTTTCTTAGATTTTTCAGACATTACTTGATCATAACCATCGTCTGTTCCCGAAAGCTCGGTCATAGTTTTAAGTTTCTCGAAAAATAACTCAAATACATCTTCCGATAGCTTCAATCGCAAAGTATTTCCAGACTCTATTTCACACCATTTATGACCCTTGAATTCGAACCAAATATTCCGTTTTATACTAACACATATATAACGATCTTTATATAACCTATGAATAACCTTTGCTATATCGTGCTCAGTAACCGATGTAGTAGGATCTATGCTCTTTTCAATATCGTGCGATATGGAAATTTTTTGCACTCCTTCATAGGCGTCTTTTGGTGCATCGGTTTGCGCCCAATATCTAATCGATTTACCAGTTAAACTATGTGGTGCCAAACTATCCCAACGAACCTTTAGATCTGCAATATCTTCAAATTTAAATGTCTTTGACTTACTGCTCATTTTTACCCACGAAATGAAAAGGCGTTGGTCTGTGGCATGTAATGCCATCGCCACTTTAATCCATTTTTCATAACAACCACTTTCATAATAACTTTCGGGTAAAATCATTGTATGGTGATGACATTCTTTAATGTAAAAATCGTTTATATCTAACGATTCCAAAAATTCATCAACCTTTATATCTAATTCTACATGGCTTGTTATTTTCAAAATATCATCATGATTAACTTCTTTAATAACAATATTTAGTTTCTTTTTTGGCTTTGATTTAGAATAGTCCATCAACTTTTCGCCAAATTCAGTAATTTCTAATTTTGGATGATTTTCGTATTGAATCGATAATTGCTGAAAAAGTTCAAATGGCATATCTTCGTTTTTCGGCACCTTTATTGCTGTTGAATCAAATTCATCAACATTGTCGTCATAGCTTACTTCAAATATATGCTTTAATTTGTAAGGCAAATGTCCGGGTTTGCATGATCCATATAGCTGCCAAGCAGTAGTTCCTTTTGCAATACCCTCATCATATACCTTGTCCCAGGTATTTGTTAATGGTAGATTACAACTAGTTTTTATTTTATCCAAAAATCCATTACGTAAATGAACGCCAATTTCACGCTTCACATGAGCACCAATTATAATATGAATACCGTCTTTTGTTATAGACAGATCTTTGCATATATTTACAGAGTCCTTCTCAAAAATATATAATTTAAATGGTTTATCACAATTTACCAATTTTTTCAACTCGTCTAGTAACAGTGCACAATAAAATTCAATATCTTCAATCCCGTGTTGGCGGGTTGTTATATTTGGATCATACCTGAAATCAAAATCTATACAAAGTGACCCCATATCTTTCGGCTGTTTCTCGGTAATATACTCTTTCAGTCCTTTACTAATAATCTCTTTGTAATAAAGTTCATGAAAGGTCTTCAATGAGGCACCTTCAATATTATATGCTCCACCAGAAATATTGTGCAATTCGCTTTTTATACGCGTATGTGTTATTTCCTCATTATTTTTCTTAATATGTGAATTCAATATCTTCAATAATGTCATATATACTTAATATCTAAGCATACAATATTTTTAATTCAATTTTTGATATACTTACTGTATAGTTACTGGATAAATATGGACTAAAATATTTAACACGTAATTTTCTAGCATTATAAGAAAAAATAAAAATTCATAAAAGATTTTAAACAATAAATTATAAAAATAACACCATGTGTGCATTAATTATCAGCAAAGTATATTCAAAATGTAGAATAAGCTAAATAAATATTTAGCTTAATCGAGGGGAGGGGCGTTATTTGTTAATTTTATCTAATGACCCGCGTTCATAAACACTGTATTTGTCGTATATTGTAGGATTATTCATAGCATAACTATATTCGATTTTTTCTAATTTATTACGATACAACCAATAACGTTTGATTTCGTCTTCTGTTGGAATACGAATCCGTAGTTTACTACGATCGCACATTTTGTCTAATTATTGTAATTAAAGTGTTGCTTATTTCAATTTTTTATTTTTTTGCTCTGGTTCTGTTTTTTTTTCTAGGGTTAGTTCTTGATTTCGTTCTAATTTTTTTTTTAGGGTTTGTTTTAGTTTTTTTCTCTGGTGGACACTTGTATTTATATACGCAAGATGATTTACTTCCCGACATTTTACATTTATAACTATAATCGCATTTACCAGACACGGATTTTGATTTCTTAGCCATACTTATACTAAACATAGATAAAAATATTTATAAAAACTATATAAACTTTCTACTTGTTGATAAGTAGTAGAAATGGAAATCCCGATTTCAAAACAAACACAAACAAGATTAATAAAAGACATCAAAGAAGCAATGAAATATGGAAAAGAAAATTCCAATATTTTTTACAAACACAGCGAAGACGATATGTTAGTGGGATATGCTTTAATTATCGGAGACGACGACTCTCCTTATAGATATGGTAATTACATGTTTAAATTTAAGTTCCCTGCAAACTATCCATTTAGTCCACCAAAAGTTAAATTTTTAACAAACGACGGCGTTATTAGATACCATCCTAATTTATACAAAAATGGAACGTGTTGTTTGTCTATATTAAATACCTGGAAAGGGGATCAGTGGACGTCTTGTCAAACAATATTATCAGTATTATTATCAATGGCTTCAATATTCCAAAACAATTCTCTCATTCTCGAACCTGGAATACGACTTCATCACCCGGATGTAGATAAATACAATAAAGTCATAGAATATAAAAATCTAGATTTCGCAATACATACCATCGTCGAAGAATGTGCAAAAATTTCAATATTAAAATTATTAGACGAAGAAGCTCAAGAAGAAAACGAACTCTTTTATTGTATTTTTTTATTCAGAGAAGAAATCGTGGAATGTTACAAAAAAAACGCAGAAAATATAATTATATGGTCGGAAGTAGTAAAACCAAATGATAAAAAAGTTATTCACACTTCCATGTATCATATTAATCTTCAGTTAAATTATGAAAAATTATTAACTAAACTTCACGATCAAACCAAGAGAATTATCAAATAAAAAATTGAATTTAAACTTTTTAGCAATTAATTTAATATAGAAATATCTATTTATTTATATAAGATGCATTTTTGTACTAATTGTGAAAATATGTATTATGTAAACATTGATTCTAACACAGACACAATCAGTCACTATTGTAGAAATTGTGGAACTGTAGACAATAATATACTTTCAAATACAAATACCATATTTGAATACGACAATGAAGAAAGCTCTACATTCAAATTAGCAAATGCCATTAACCAATATACAAAATACGATCCTACACTACCAAGAACACAAAATATAGTTTGTCCTAATAGCGAGTGTTCTGCAAATAAAGACCCAAATGTAGCACAAGACGTTTTATACATTAAATACGATGAAAAAAATATAAAATTTATATATCTATGCTGTAATTGCGATAAAACGTGGAATAACTCGAGCTAATGTAATGCGTTATATTAAAAATTGAAATTAAAATTTATATAAAATTAACAATATATATATATTATTAATCTTATGTCTGACGTAGAACAAAACGATTATAAATCCGACGACGATTTACCAAGCGATGTCGAAGAACTATCGGATATTGACGTATCTGATGTGGAAAACGATAATGTAGACGACTTGCAAGAAGATTTAGATAATCCGCAATTAAAAGACGATGATGATAATTTACTACAAATACCATCAAATAGTTACCAAGATAACGACGACGACGATGATTATGATGAATGCGACGAAAGATTTGATAAATTATCTGAAGCAACGCAATATTATCACAATAAACACAATGTTCTTTCTTACGATGAAATTAAGCCATTGTTGATAGTAAAAAGAGACAAATATAATAATATAATAGACTCATATCACCGCACAATTCCCATTCTAACAAAATACGAAAAGACTAAAATTATTGGACTTCGTTCTGTTCAACTCGCAAATGGGCTAAAACCATTTGTTGAAGTCCCAACCGATATTATTGACCCTGTAGTAATCGCGGAAATGGAATTAAAAGAAAAATTACTACCATTTATTGTTAAACGTCCAATTTCTCTTACAGATTTTGAATATTGGCCATTAAAAGAATTAGAAATTATTTGACGGATATTTAACTAATTCATATTCATTAACTATTGTTTTTTGTTGCATACTTTTATCGCTCATTTTATGCAAAGGAATCCACGATTTGAATTTCTTGTTATAAATGCACTTCATTGTAATATAATCGTCATTGTTTTCAAACATCGTCTTTAATTTTTTACTTATATATAAATTGGGAATATAGGCATAATCATATAATACAATATTTTCCTTATTTTTTATATATAACTCATACAGCTCGCATTTATATGCCTTCTTAACTTTGAAATATTTATATAAAGTATTCGAACCAACCGCTTTCTTCAATAAAATGCTAGATTTATTAGAATCCAATAATAAATATTTTACAGAATAAATGTCATAAGGAACCGTCAGTTCTAATATTTCATCGCTGTCTAATTTATTTTTAATAGCACAAATTGACAGCTGTATTTCGCTATATATGTCTTGTTCATATTCATTAAAAAATATGTTTTTCAATAGTCTAAATTTTTCCTTGAATGTTACGTCAAGTGCTTTGCCTTTATACATACAAAGATCTTCTATTATTATATTTGTTGGTGTATTTTTAACACAATATAATATTGTTCCTCCGTCTTCACATAAAACATCATCGAATCTTGTCTGAACTTTTTTTGCATTATTTATTGTTTTATCTTTGTTCATTTCTATTAAAATACATTTCCCTTCATTATTTTCATAAGTAAACCATACATAACACTTTATGCCATAGGGAATTAATATACATGCGTCGTATACTCCATTTATATTTGCACCTTTTTGTCGGATTTTATCGAAAGATGGAAAGTTTTTTAGAATACTCGTCATAAATATATAAACGTTTACTCTTTAAACAAATTGGTTAAAGTCTTTTCGGCCATTGCATATTGGTTCATGGAATTAAATTCTGCATACAAAATCGTGTCATCAACGCTAACAATTGATAAATTTTCAGCTATCTTATATACAAATTCCGTATATTCTTGCATCGTATATTTAAATGGAATTTTATCATAGAGAACATATTCTATAATCGATTTATCGAAAATTAAAGTATTATTGATGTATTCAACATCATCTTGTATTATCTTCATTTTGTATATTTTTTTGTTCTTTTCTACAAATATGCCTTCATTTGATATTAAAAAAACGCACTTTCTTTCGGTTTTTTCATATTGATTTAGGGATGATAATGAAAAATCGACATTTGAATACAACTTCATTTATACCCTAAACTACTTAAACTTAAAGGCGTGTTTTTAAATAATATGTGTAAATGCTTTGTCTTAGACAAAGAGCACAATGTAATCGTAAAATCAACCAATTCTTATGACACATTATATAAAGCATGTGGATATCGCAAAAATATAAATTTTGAATTTATTATTTCATGGGAGGATATTACACTAAATGGTCTTGTTTTCTCTGTTCAAATGTGGGCGAAAACTGCAGGTAAGACTAATACACTTAATGATATTAGTAATATTTGCACTCTTGATCATCCGGTTTATGGTCCTTGTTGTTTTATTTTCTTAAAAAAAAACGAAATTTTCAATGAAATAGAACTGCATCATTGGTATTCTTTTTTAGAGTATATAAATGAAACTGTCGAAAAAAGTAAACCCGATAAAGCCGAAATCACTACTGCAGATGATATTGATAGTGAATCAGAATGTGAAATCGAGGAAACCGATCACGAATCTTTGTCTAGTGGTGAAAATGTTGTTGAAAAAAAAACAAATGAACTAGATTATGAAGAATACTATTTTTCCAGTGACGACGAACAATAATTATAAAAAATTGAATTTAAATAAATATGCTATTTATTTTTAATGAGAATCGTGAAAAAACCCGAAGAATTCCGGAAAAACATTAAAAATAAATTTAATACGATTACTAGTTCTAATTTGGGAAACAATATTGAAATTGGAATATATAACTATTCCATTTACGAAGCAAATAAACTAAATATTATTAAACAATGGTCAAATCCTATGTTTGTATTAATATATATAAATCGTCTACGAGCAATTCATCATAATTTAACTCATTCTAGTTATTTTCAAAACTATATTTTCGATAATGCAAAAACGCCGGAGAATATTGCACAGTTAACTCAACATGAAATGAATCCAGAAAAATGGGAGAAAATATTGCAAACTATTAAGCTCATTAATGAAAACACATATGATAAACAAACAAGTCTTGTCAGTGAATTTGTTTGTGGGAAATGTAAATCCAGTAATTGCACCCACTATCAAATGCAAACACGCAGTGCTGATGAGCCAATGACTACTTTTGTTTCTTGCTTAAATTGTGGAAAACGGTGGAAATTTTAAATTTAACTAATTGGAAAGCCCATGGTTTCATCTACTATGCCAACGGGAGTAGATTCTTTTTTATCGCCGTTGGGGGGTGGGACGGGGGGAGCGCCGGAACCACATTGAAAGGACTCAGTCGAGAATTTCGCATCCTCCTCTTGCGGATCTTGCACCACTTCCTCCTCCTCCTCGCCGGGCAGCTTCTCCTCCTCCTCCTCCTCCTC